GTGGTTGATCGCCATGACCGTCTTACCAAATCTTCGATGACAAACTACAACACCCCAGCGTTTATCTTTAAGCTTGGCATGCAACTCACGCTGCAACGGCCTTGGGTTATAAGGTATTTTAATTTGCATTACCATCCCAACTCAGCGTAATACTGCCACTGGTGGCCTTACTGTCATTCGGATTATTCCGCACACCGCCTAATGGCTGCAATTGCCTTCGCAGCTTATCCAGATTATCAAGCTTTACCCTTCGCCACTGAACTTCTGCCATTGCCATCTTTGGATCTGTAGGCATAGGGGCATCCATAATATCACGCATCTGATCGCCAATATGCTCACCCTGTATCGCCCTGGCCTTGCTGTACATCTCCCAGGCATCTTCATTATTCTGCACATACGCCATAATCGTTTTTCGATGAGGTAGGTTCTCAGTATTCGCGCAAATACTCGTTAAACTCTCACCATCCGATAAACGATCACAAACCAATGCCATCATATCCATCGTCACAATCGATGTACCCTTGGCATGCCTTGGCATTAGGCACTCATCAATGACTTGCGCTTTGCCTTGTTCTTCTTTGAATTTGGAAAACCAGCTTGCATATTCTTATAAGCCTTATCGGTAATGGTCGATTCACTTTTCGGCCTAGATGTACCAGCCTTCTTACGCTTGTTAATATTCTCATACAAACTCATGCGGCACCTATCATTGATTTCTTTTTCTTCTTTTCCTGGTTTTTCTTAGCAGCCGTAATCACATCACCCCTCGTAATCTTATTGGGATCGCCATACATAGCCGCTAATTTCTTTTTCTTTGGCGTCATCATTAGTATCTCTTGCCGCCTTTACCTTTTTTCTTTCCTGGCATGTCCTATCCTTTCGCTTCATTTCGTTTCGATATATTCTTTGCCTTCTTCCTGGCATCCTCCTTGCTACTCGCTCCCCATTTTCTCAGAGAGAGCAACAACCTTGTGGGCTTGCCATCCTTGTACTCAGGCCCTGGCATATTCCCCATCCTGGCCAAAAAAGAAGCTCGTCTTGGATTGTCACCAGAACGTACAGGCGGTTTCAAATTACCCTTGTAACTATCCCTGCCTCTCTGATTTAATCCACCAGTCGGTGACTTGCCCTCTTTCCTTGTCCAAGCTGGTGAACTCACTTGCCAACCTTTCTCATTGCAATCTTATGCGCCTGAGAAAATGTCAATGGATTCTTCTTTGTCATGGCTTTTCTCATTTCATCCATATGCTTCTTGCTATGATGATTGCCATGCTTCGATAGCAAAGATTCCTGTCTCTTGGTTAGCTGCATTGTAAACTCCAAAAAAAAAGGCAGCTCATTACAAGCTGCCTAGTTGGACAAATATATGAATAGCATTCTGCATATCCTCATTGTCAATCATTGGAGAAGGAAATGCTATTATACACAACATATAGCTTATTTGAGTACATAGCGCAAGATCTTTTATGCGTATAACGTCAATTATTTTATTTTGCAGCGGTGTGTTGCTTTTATGTAAGTGGGGCTGTGTGTGTGGG